AACTATGGAGGAGTATAGGTTACAAGATAGATTCACTGATACAACGTAATAGAGAACTTGAAAAAAAACTAAATCAAACCTTTAGACCAAGAGTTATAGATAAGGATGGGAATGTAAAATTCTTATCCCCTATTAGTACTTTAAAATGAAAACATGAACCTCCTCAAAGACATAAATAACAACTTGAGTAGTAAGAGAGTAGCAGGTTATGTTGTCCTGTCGGTTGTCTTGTGTGCGTTTGTAGTTGATTTGTTTGAAAAATTAGAGATAAATGAAAGTGTAGCTAACACATTAGTAATGTCTGCCGCTGCTCTTTTAGGATTAGGGACGTTTGAAAAGAAACACTAATGGAAAGGTTAGCAAACATATTGTTTCCTCCCCAGACAAAGAGCGATATATTACTATACATGGTTGACGGTTTTGGATTGATATTATCCGCGTTTTGGATAACAGGAGTGAAGGAGACATTGAGTATATACGTTTTAGCTATAACCGCTATATCTTTAACCATTACGGTAGGCGTGAAGGTCTATAACCTTTTCAATTCAAATGACGAGAACAAGGAGGTCTGAGGGTTGAGTAGAATATCACTACCTTTGTTCTTGAAACGATAAGACATGGCAACAATACAAGCAACACTTAACATTACAAGTTCTGACGCAACGTCTGAGGCGTTGGCTATTTCACAAACAGACGCTATTACAGTAACAAATCCTGTCATCAATACAGGTCGTGAGTCTGTAGATACGGTTGCGGCTACTGTTATTATTCCCGCTGCAAAGGCTGCAATAACCTATTTGTACATTAAAAACACTGACGGAGCGAACGTCATTACACTGAGGACTGGAGCCTCTGTTGCTTACGCTGACTTAAGCGCAGGCGAGTGGGGATTCTTCCCAATTAAGGCTACTGTAGGGTGTGAGGTAATAGCATCAGGAGGCCCTGTTGTTGTTGAGTACGGTTACTGGACACAGTAGTGAGGCTTGATGGTGGGCATAAGATACTGCTCGTCATCATATTCTTTCTATGCGTAGTACTAATTGCATCATCACTCCGAATTGAACGACTTAACAAATCATCTTATAAAGACGTACCTCCCCTACCTAATGGCATTCCTTCTTGGGGTGATAATAGCTTGGAGGGGATGCGGAGGTACAAGCGGAAAGCCCGTAACCACAGTCATTGAGAAACCAGTTCCCACCATCGAGTATGTTGACAGATGGCGCACAGACACCGTTAGATTCGTTTCTAAGGAGTTTGTCACTATAAGGGACACAATCACATCAGAGTTAATAGTTAATCGATTAGACACGCTATTTTTAGTTGACACCGTTAAGATTGTTGAGGCGTGGCTAACCGAGATAGCTAAGTACGACACAGCGATAGACCATAAGTCAGCTACGGTATCTCTGTCTTGGCAGAACTACCAGAACAGGTCTGAGAACCTAATAGTGACGTATACGCCTAAGAGGGTTCCATTAAGATGGGCGTTAGGGGTACATGGGAATGCAGGACTTATATCAGACTTCAGGACAAGCTACGTGCCTTTAATGGGGCTTGGCATACAAGCGACTGTAAAAAAGACGTACTTTAGCGCTGACTACGGATTCAACGGTCAACATTACGTTGGAATACGAGTCGGAAGAAATATCGTAAATTTGTAATCAAATGAAATTAGAACCAACAGAGTTAGAGCAGATACAGGCTGCAAGAGAGAAGTTCAATCAAGCAAAGATAATGCTTGGGGATATTGAGCTTAACAAGCAGGTAGTGCTTAGTGAGATTGACGTTATCAAGGAAGAGTTTAAAGTCCTTGAGGATGCCCTCATTGAGAAGTATGGCGCTGACTCAACAATCAACATGACAAATGGTGAGGTTACTACCAAGGATAATCAACCTCTTCAAAAAGTGTAAAATGGCGAAAATAAATAATTTAACATCATACCCTACGGCAACACCTGTTGCCAGTAGCATCGTTATCGGGTCTATAGCTTCAGGAGGGGCTACCAACAACTTCTTGATGTCTGACATTGCAGCGTATGTGATGTCTGCTCCTGTATCTACAATTACACTACAGCAAGTTTGCGACCAAGGAGCCGTAACAACAACAGGTATTACTGTTGGAGGTGCTGTTGATATTAACAACACAGCTGACATCTCAGACACCCTTACTTTAAGCAAACCTACGGGAACGGGCCTTAGTGTTACATCTAATGCAAGTGTTGGGGGTACACTTGGTGTTACTGGAGTGTCTACATTAGGAGAAATTGACGCTTCAGGAGTAGCCGACATCGCAAACACTCTTACTTTAAGTAAAGCTACAGGAACAGGACTTAGTGTTACGGCTGATGTTAGTGTTGGGGGCGACCTTTTTGTAGATAGCATTGAGTCAGACGCAGCAAACCTCATAATTAAGGATGCTGGATCTGTTGAGAGAATTAGAGTGGGTGTGTCAGGAGCGCTAACATTCCAAGGAGACTCTACGTTTACAGAAGACTTGGTAGCTTTGGGGACTGTTCCAGCTTCATCTAGTGCTACGGGAACCAAAGGGGCTATAACGTCTGACGCAAATTACATCTATGTATGCACCGCTACAGATACGTGGAAGCGTGTAGCAATCGCTTGGTAATATGGACATCCGTAAGATTTCAGTAGGGGCGAACTACAAGGACGCCATGCACTACATTATCGGACAGTCCGTTATAGCTGGTGAGTATGAGATACACCTTATCAAGTTTCATGACGAGATAGATTCATTTAGAATCTGGATATCAAACGGAGAGGAGATAATGCTGTGGAAGGAATTTAAAGACATGCCAATTTCAATCGAGTACAACATAAACTTCTAAAATGAAATCCCCATACATGTTCATCGTTCGTCCACAAGAGGGCAAGCGATATGCGAACATCAACGATGGGCTTATAGTAAGCACATCTCAAGAAGACCACAGGTTCTCCAACAGAATCGCTGAGGTGGTTGAGTTACCAATAAACTATGACGGGCCAATAGAAAAAGGAGACCTACTCCTTGTCCACCACAACGTCTTCAAGTTCTACTACGACATGAAGGGCAGGCAGAAAAGCGGAAGGAGCTTTTTAAAAGACGACCTGTTCTTGGTTGACTCTATGCAGTTCTTTATGTACAAAAAGGGTGATGAGTGGAAGACTCACGACAAATACTGCTTCATAAAACCATCCCCAGTAAAAAACTCTTTCATCAAGAAGAGAGGAAGTGAGGAGCCGTTAATAGGTACGATACGATACATCAACAAAGAGCTTGAGAGCTTTGGGTTAAAGGAGGGTGATGAGGTATCATTCAAGCCTGAGAGTGAGTATGAGTTTACGGTGGATGGAGAAAGACTGTATCGGATGTTTACTGATAATATAACTCTATCGTTGTGATATATTTCGCTGACGACTTCCTTAGTAAGCAGTGGTATGAAGCTACAACCGAGGAGCTTTCTTCAAACGAGTTTGAGGAGGTTGTGGTGGGTGATAAAGCGTTTTACGTTCAAACACCTTCTGTGGCATTCAACGAGATTGTTAGCTCTAAGATATCGCTTCTTGAAGGCTCACCGATTAGAAACATACTAAGCTTCTTTAGAGTATCTACTGATGTTTTAGATACTGATTGGAGAATACACTGTGACCAAAAGATTAATGGAGAGCAACCAGACAGGGCTATTGTATTGTTTATGTCTCCATCAAAATCGGAGAATGAATTAAACGGAACGGCTTTTTGGACTCACAAAGAGTATGGGTATAAACTTCCAGATAGCACTTCTAACGAAGAGTATGACGAGGTTTTGCAAAGAGACGCAAATGATAAAGATAAGTGGGAACTGAATACGGTTATAGGCCACAAAGAGAATAGATTGATATCCTATCCATCGTCATACTTCCATAGCAAGTACCCTAATCAAAGCTGGGAGGATGGTAGGGTTGTTTTTGTAATGTTTTATAGTCATGGCAAATAAGAAGGAGTGGAATAGGAGTAGCAGAGAAGAGTTCTCAGATGTTCAAAGAAGGATGACCGAGAAGACTCATGGAAGCAAGAAATACAATCGAAAAAAAGATGGATTCAAGAAGCATAAAGGAGGAGATTATCAAAGCTGGGAGGATAGCGGTGAATCAACTTGTAAAGGTTGCTAAGGAGGAGATAATAAAGCCCGACCCAGAGGATGAGCTTGCTGCCGATAGGTTGAAGAATGCTGCTGCCACAAAGAAGCTCGCTATCTTTGATGCGTTTGAGATAATGAAACGTATTGAGGAGGAGGAGGAGAAGCTTAACGCTCCTCAAGAGAAAGAAGAAAAGAAGTCAAGTGGAGGATTCGCAGAGAGAAGGTCAAGAAAGTAGGATACACGAGGTTTTAAAAAACCACGTCCCTTTAGGTGTTCTTTCTAAAAAGAACAAGGCAAAGACGTGGAAGTATGGGTATGACGAAAAGTACGATATGGTTGTCATATCAAAGGACGGAACAGTAGGTGACGTCTACCTAATTGAAGGTCTTAGAGTCGCACTACCGTCTACTCCTAAGAAAGTATATTCAAGAAGTAAAAAACACTCTGAGCAATACTGGGAGGCAGAAGAGTACCCAAAAGAACTCAAGAGGATACAGAGTATATTCCAGTGGAATGAGATGCCCTCAGAATTTAAGAACAAATGGGTTGACTATGATGAGAGCGAGTTTGATAGAAGGGATGACGGACACTGGTTCTATAACAACGGAAAGCCAACATACATAACAGGCTCTCACTACAACTACCTACAGTGGACAAAGATTGACGTAGGACACCCTGACTTTAGAGAAGCAAACAGAATATTCTACATATTCTGGGAGGCATGCAAGGCAGATAATCGTTCCTTCGGGATGTCGTACCTAAAGATTAGACGATCAGGTTTCTCGTTTATGGGGTCTTCTGAGGCTGTGAATACAGCAACGCTTGCAAAAGACTCAAGGGTTGGGATACTCTCAAAGACTGGGGCTGATGCAAAGAAGATGTTTACGGATAAGGTTGTGCCTATAAATAGCAACTTCCCGTTCTTTTTCAAGCCCATTATGGACGGTATGGACAGACCAAAGACTGAGCTGTCGTATAGGGTTCCTGCCTCTAAGATTACAAAGAACAATATGCACAACGTAGAGGAGGATGTGCTTGAGGGTCTTGACACAACTATTGACTGGAAGAACACAGCCGACAACAGCTACGATGGTGAAAAGCTTTTGTTACTAATTCACGATGAGAGTGGTAAGTGGGAGAGACCAGAGAACATACTCAACAATTGGAGGGTAACAAAGACGTGCCTTAGACTCGGTAGTAAGATTATCGGTAAGTGTATGATGGGTTCAACTTGTAACGCACTCAACAAGGGTGGTAACAACTTCAAAAAGCTATACAACGACTCAGACAGCTCCACCCGAAACTCAAACGGTCAGACTAAGAGTGGAATGTACAAGCTATTCATTCCTATGGAGTGGAACATGGAGGGTTTTATAGATAGGTATGGAATGCCTGTGCTTAGAACTCCAAGTAAGCCTGTTGAGGGCGTGGATGGAGAGATGATAAGTATGGGTGCTATTGACTACTGGGAGAACGAGGTGCAGTCACTTAAGGGTGATGCTGATGCATTAAACGAGTTCTACAGGCAGTTCCCAAGAAGTGAGTCACATGCGTTTAGGGATGAGAGCAAGCAGTCGCTGTTTAATCTTACCAAGATATACCAGCAGATTGACTACAACGACAACATGATTAAGTCTCATCACATAACCAAGGGACGCTTCCATTGGGAGAACGGCATTAAAGACACTAAGGTTATATGGACACCAGATAAGAACGGGAGGTTTGTTGTGTCTTGGATACCACCAGCAGGGCTTCAGAACAGGTATGAGATGCGTAATGGTAGGAAGTACCCTGCCAACGAG